AGTCTCTACATTTTTATTCTCTATAATCAGATCTTCAGTAGCAAGTAATTTTGCTAATGTGCCTTTGATTTCTAAATTGACTGTCATGTGTCTCCTCTTGTATGTACCCATTATAAAACCCCTTCCGTGGGGAAGAGGTATTAAGTAGACGCTTTTTTAACTGTCTACGTCTTTCTCTTGCACTGCGTAACGCTTGAGGTTTAAGCGTTCGCTTCGGTTCTTTGCCCGAATTGTGTTGCCAGTTAGGTAGTTTCATCGAACTTTTTAAGTGAGTCCTTAAGATTGGATGAACAATCAGGAGGTTCAGGTTCTACTATACCATGAATCTTCTTCCATTTGTTGTGCAATGCACCCATCATCCAAGATTGTGAAAGACTTTTAGGTCCATTCTCAAGAAGATCTAACTCATACCTACTAGAAGTATAGTTCTTATATTCTTCTCTCCAATTAGAATCATCATATGTCTTGTCCACTAATCCAATCCTCCAACTCTACGGTTTGTCTCCACCCGAAAATAAGTCTCAGAAGAGTATTCTGTGCAAGTGTTTCTCTTGCTTCACCAGGTCTCTCAGGTATATATGTTAATCTACTATCCAAACAAGTAACCATTCTTGCAACTTCATTGACAGAATAATTCTTACCATTACCTACATTATAAACACAACCATATTCATCATCCTTAATATCAGTAATAGCAGCAAGATAATTTGCATGAACTACATCAGATACATGTGTAAAGTCCCTACGTTGTTCACCATCACCTACAATAGTTAACTTCTCACCTGCTGCCTTTTGGCGTAGGAAGATACCAATAACAGGAGCATACTGTCCTTTTAATGGTTGACGCTCACCATAAACATTAAAGTATCTAAAGATAACTGTCTTAAGACCAAATAGTTTAGTATACATCGTACATAACTTTTCACCAGCAACCTTAGAAACTGAATAAGGATTTAAACAATCATCTGGTTGACACTCAGAATTTGGTGTAGGATTCATACCATAAGCAGATGATGTAGATGAGTACATTACCTTCTGTACACCTGCTTCTCTAGCACATTGTAATACTGTTGTAGTACCTACACAGTTTATCTGAACTGCTCTTATAGGATTCTCAACTGCTGGTTGAATTCTTGCTTCTGCTGCAATATGGAATACGTAATCAACACCATCATATAATGGACGAGTATTATCATAGTCACAGATATCAAACTTATGATTCTCTGCTTTGTCATTCCAATAAAAATGATCATGAGCATCTGAATACTCATTATCAATTACAACTACCTCATGCCCTTGTGCAAGGAGTTTGTCTACTAGGTTTGATCCTATGAATCCTGCACCTCCTGTTACTAATGATCTTGTCATAATGCCATCCTGCTAAATCCTTTAATTTTTTCAAATCGAATAACGTTTGAGAATTTATCTTGTAAACCCTCCTTATGAGAGATTACAAAAACATTTGCCTTCTCTACCACATATCGAATTATCCGAAGAAATTCGTCTGTGCCAAACCCATCAAGAGATGAATCAAATGTCTCATCAAAAATGATAAGATTACAATTCAATGAGTTTTTTATTTTAGCAACTTCTCGCCACGTAAACAAGAGTGCCAAGTCAATCCTCATCTTCTCACCCTCACTAAAAGAAGAGTATGAGAAGTCCTCATGTATAGGAGATTGAATAGACTCATTAAACTCCTCATCTAATGAGAAGTTAATATAAAAGTCCATCATCTGAAGATAGCGGTTTACCTGCTGATTAATCATAGGTAGATACTTCCTAATGATAGCAGTCTTAACACCACCATCCTTTAGAAGATCAAACACAAAGTTGTATCTTATTATATCATCTTTTTTAGAATCCGCATCTGCGCTGGCAATCTCGAATTGACTTTTAAAGTTTACTAACTTTTCATGTTCAGTATTTCTTCCTTCAAGTTTAGTGGTAAGAGTTTGAATTTCCTGCTCAAGATCTGTGACTTGTCTTTGAAAACCAGAGATCTTTGTATTAACTTGAGAAATGCCATGCGTTAGACTTGTTACCTCGTCGGATATTTTGATAAAGGTGGACTCCCTCAATTCTTCCTCTTTAATTGCCTCTTCGAGTTCTTTATACCCAGATTGCAACTCTTTTGCTTTATTTTGAGAGTCCTTGATTTTATTTATTCTGAATTCTTCTTCTATAGATTGGGTGCATGTAGGGCATGTTACATTATCTGTGAAGAACTTATGCTCTTTAGTAATGGTAGATACTTTTTCGGTAATTTTACCTTTAAGGTTTCCTAACTTACGAAGTTTTTGTCTTGATCCAGTAAAATTTTCTAACTCTTTATTCTTGGATTCTAAAGAATTTTCAAGTTCTTTTTGTTCAATTAATAAATTTTCTTGCTCTTTAATATGTGCTTTAATAGACTTCTTCTTATCACTAATATCTTTCTTACCCAATGCCTCAATCTCATCTATAAAAGTTTGTTGCATCTCATACTTTTCTTCCAGAGTCATCAATTTAAATTCTAACTCTCTAATCTGATCCCTAAGTATCTTAACTCTATCCTTAACAACTGAATTCATCTGAGAAAATATTTTAATATCCAATATATCTTCAATCACTTCTCTCCTATTAGAAGCACTAAGTTGCATGAATGGAACAAAGTTACTACTACCAAGAATAACAATTTGAGTAAATGATTTATAGTTCATCTTAAGAACTACAGTCTCTAACCATGTCTGCTGTGCATTTGCATGTGCATCTTGATTTAAGAGATCATCGTTTTTATAAATCTCAAACTTAGTAGGTTTAATATTCCTAACAACCTTCCACTTATTAGTACCAATCTCAAACTCAATCTCAACCTCAGTTCCTTTTTCATTAACACTATTAATTAATTGACCTTTACTTACACCTCGATAAGATTTGCCAAATAAAGAAAATGTTAATGCATCAAGAATAGTACTTTTACCAGCACCATTATGACCAATAACTAAAGTATTAAAAGAGTTTTTATCAAATACAATCTCAGTAAATTGATTGCCAGTACTCAAGAAATTTTTATAACGTAGTTTTTTAAATACTATCATCTTCGGGTGGTATCACAAGGTCATTACCAGTAATTACTGCATATTCATATCCATGCAACTGGCAGGTTTTAACAATTAACTGATCATCAACTTCTATAACATTTAAATCAGGATGATCTTCCCTCTCTTCTAACATCATAGCAAAGCGATCACAATCGTCTTCTTCTTCAAAAAGATAAAGGACTTGTCGCCCATCTTCATTTATAACGGAGTATGCTCCTTGGTCTTCTCGACCTTCTAGGGTAAGAATATACATTATACCAATTCACATGCCTCCTTATAGACTTCCTGTATAAGAGACTGTATCTGTGACTTGTTCAAAGTTGTTTGAGTCTCTTCTACATACCTATTTAATAATGATATAGTATCTTCAGATTCAATATCAGTATCATCAATCTTGTCATTTACATCATTGAAGTTCTCTACAATCCTTAACTCTGCAATATTAGCAGCATAAAGTTTATCTACAAACTTCTCAAATTTTTTAGGATAGGTTTTTTTCTTTACAAACAATTTTACTATCTTATCCTGATATTGTCTAGCATCAAAGGTTTGTGCGTTGTCATCATCATAATAAAGATTAAAAAACATTCTATATGGATTGCGAATCTCCTCAGTTTCAAGAGTCTCTGTATCAAATATATGGAATCCTCTAGCATCTTCAGTATCATTAGCAAACATCTCATAAGGATTACCTAAGTAATATACCTTTCCATTATCAGATCTTGTATGATAGTGACCAGTAAATACCTTTGCAAACTTATCATATATATCGGACTCATATCCATTCATCATAACATGTCCACGAGTAGCAGTGAATCCATTTAATTCTAAATGACCAAAACCAACCTTTGCTTTAGATGCTTTAATCCTTTTAAATGTCTCCTCTTCATTCTCTTTACAAATCCAAGGAATCAATAAAGTCTTTAACTTATCAAACGTAATCTCTGTGGTCTCAGAATAACAAGTTATATTAGGGTACTCTCTAAGTAGTAGATCTATAGCATTTACTTCGTTGGTATTTTTATAATAAGCAGTATGGTTACCCACAATAGTATGGATAGTATAGGATGTAAGTTTGTCATAGTAATTATCTTTTGCCCATTTTAAGGCAGCAAAATCTATACCCTTCCTATTATCAAAGGTATCTCCCATATCAATAATGGTATCAATACCTCTCTTCTTTATTTCTGGGAAGAATATATCGTTATAAAATTTAAGAAAATAATCGTGGAACAATTTGGAATTCTTACGAGCACCAAAATGTTGGTCAGTTATTATTGCTAGCTTCATTGATACCTAGTCTTAGAGTGAATAGAATCTTTTATACTATTATAGTCGGAAAAATTCCCACCATCACTTAAACTATCATCATGAAATACTTCATCATAACCATTCTTTTCTATAATTTTATTTTTAATTTCTAACTGCTTCTTCTCTTTTTGTATCCTACGTAAAAACGCATAATGAATAATCTGCGTAAAGTAAGCAAAGGGATTTTGTGACTTCTCTGGATTAAAGTTGTGTATATACTGAACACAATTCTCTATTCCATCAGAAATCATATCATCCTTAAAGATGTAATTAACAAAATTTGGTTTAAAGGATAAATGAGTTGCTATCTTTAAAAAACATTCACCAAGATAATTAGTAATCCTAGGTTTAGGTTTACCTAAATGCTCGGCATCTGAAACCTCACCTTTATACGCAATTAAGGCAGCAAGAAATTCTTTATTATTGACATAATGAATAGACCTTTTTCTTTTAGTTACGCCAGCCATACAAATTTCCCTGTGTTGAATTGATTATAGCACCTATAAGTTATGAGGACAACTTGACAAGGTGTTTAAACCTAAGTACAATAACCTTTGTGGAGGTTCAAAGGATATACTTTACTCTTTCTCAAAGAGCTTCTCTAATATCTCTTTAGTATCAGCAACGTTACCCGTGTAACCCATTCTACGATTTATCTTTTTTCTTATCCCAGTGGGGTCTTTTTGTTCATCAGAAGACTCACGTACCCACGCTTGATACATCATGATCATCTCAATGTCTTTAGATTCACTGAGTGTAATAACATTTTCCATATCAATAACAAACATATCATCTTTAGTAGTCTTCAACCAAGGTTCTAATTTATAACCAGTCAATCCCCTAGGTCCATTAATGGATTGTAGTGTAATAGGGTTAGTTACAAGTAATATCGTTCTAGTATCCTCAAAGCAAGGTGCAACCTTAGTGAATATCTCTTCACCAGTTTTAAGTTTGATTGTTGCGTAAAAATCGTCTTCCATATATTTTCCTATTTTAAGTTTACGGTTACGATATCATAATTAAATTTTTCTTCGTTATAGATTTTTATTCGTTCTATAAGATGATTTAAAGTGTAGTTCTTTTTCGACCCATAAGAACAATCATCAGATATATCGTATAGCATCGCTTTAGTTTTGTTGTTACCCTTTCTAAGCACCCTTCCTATGGATTGGAGATTACGTATTCTCGACTTAGATGGTGATGCAAAAACTACATTATGAAGGTTTCTAATATTTATACCCGTAGAAAACACACCGTAAGATGCTACAATTACGGCATTCTTCTCAGTATCTACAATAGATCTTACCTCTTCTCTCTCTTGAGTATCAACTCCACCATGAACAAAGAACACTTTTCTGTCTGTAACTACACTATCATTAATCAATTCATAGAGAGGTAATCCATGAGACTCAACTCTTTGGAATAACACTAAAGTATTACCTTTTAAGTCTATGACTAAATTTTTAATAAAGTTATTTCTTTGATCATGACCAATAAGATATTGAATTTCATCTTCAAATACTTCAAATTTTTGTGGAGAATGTTTTAATACAATACATTGAATATCAAGTTTAGCAAGATAACCACTCTCCATTAATTCAGATGTTCTGGTTACTTTATAGGATGGACCAAACACTCCTTCTAAGACCCACTTATGGGTCTGTGTGCCATCTAAAGTACCAGTGAATCCAAATCTATACTTGGCATGCTCAAGTTTTGACATTATAGATATTAAAGACTTACTCTTAAAAAGATGTGCTTCATCTCCAATGATGACATCATAATCTGTAAAGAATGATCTATCTAGTTTATATACAGATTGCCAAGTAGTAATAGTTACTGGGAACTCATTAGTCTTCTCTTTACCCGAATATATACGGTGACAATATGAATCAGGATGCCAACCATAGTCTTCAAAATCCTTATACATCTGCTCTACGAGAGATGTCGTCGGAACAACTAGCAATATTTTTTGGTTCTTACTTACAAAATACCTTACAATTGCATAAATCATCAGGGATTTGCCAGAGGCAGTGGGTGATATCAATAGCCTTCTATTGCGCCTTAGAGCATCATATACTCCCTCCAATTGATAATCCCTTATTTTAAAGTTGGTAATAGATGCTAGATAATCCTTTACACCTTCCCTAGATATACTCTCATTTATTTCAAACGGCGATCCATAATATTTGTTATCTTCAAACTTAAACTTATAATCTCTATTAACACAGAAAGATACTAAACGATCCAAGAGACCAACATAAAGTCTTTTAGATCGTAAATCATATAAATGTATTTCTCCATTCCAATTTTTACCACGATATTGTGGCATAAACTTTGCGTTTGGAACTTCAAATGTAAAATGATCTCTTAATTCATAATCAACATGAGGTTCTGCCTCAATTTTGAGATGCACTTCATTTAGTTTATGAATAACTACGTCAACCATAACCTGCTTGGAATTTTATAAATTCAACAGCATTCTTAATTTGGTATGTTCTATTTTGAATAACCCTAAGAATACTTTCAATATAATTTAAAATAGTATCGTAATAATCTATTTTTAAACTAATTGAAGATAAACTCTCATCTGCGTCTAGGTATTTGTTGAGTGTGTCTTTGTCTCTAATTTTTTTAGGGAAGGGATTCTCTGTATAAACTTGAGGATCTGCTTTTCCCGTAAAGTATTCATACCGCTCATGACGAGTGTTTTTACGCTGTTGCTCTGCTTTTTTCTTGAGAAGAACTATATTATTATAGATCTCAAAATATTTAGCATGCAACTGAGGAATATTTATGGACTCTGTATGTAAGTTATCAATATCAATCTTGGAGTCTTTCTCCCACATTTTCTGAATCATATCAAGGTCAAGAGTCATCCATCAAATCCTCCATCTTGTATCCACTTCCGTATCCACCGTGGTGCATAGAATATTGCAAAAGAACCACCCCAAAAGGTTGCTAACACTGCTACGTGAAACAATCTATTGGGGTTTAATATTAATCCTAGACCTACAAGAATCATCCAGGTATAATCTAAAGTGCCGTGGAATCTATACCACACATTAGCACCATACTTATTAATAAATTTATCTCTTTGTCTTCCGAACCACGGTGATACGTGCCTCATCATAACGAATCCTTCATTGAAGAACATGACAAAGAATCCAATCCAAAAAATCATCAGTCGTTCCAACCACCTGCTTTGATCCAGTTATTATAGTGTGGGTTGTCCCAACTATCACTGATCTCATAGGAAGGGATTACAACCTCTTGAATATATCTCCTGTTCTCTACTGATAATTCTTCAGCATGTCTTGCTGC